ACCAGTCCAGTAAAAACCGCAAAGCAGCAGAAAACAAGGCGTTTTCCAATGCCTTTGTAACAGCGCAAAAGTCCGGCGCGTTGGAAGTTACGGTAAACGGCAAGAAATACCGCAGGGCTAATAAGCGCAGCGGTACATGGAGACCTGTTTAATGGGAGGACGCGGCGCAAGCAGCGGCATGAGCGAAAAGGGAAAGCCTTACGGGAGCGAGTTTAGGACGCTTCTAAAAGCTGGAAACGTAAAGTTTGTAAAGCAAAATGCGGCATTGAACGCAAAAGACCCATTGGAAACTATGACCAAAGGGCGCATTTACGCAACGATAAACGATGAGGGCAAAATCAATGCAATCAGCTATTACGGTGCAGATGGAAAGCGTGTAAAAACAATCAATCTTCTGCATAGCCATGAGCAATTCAAGGGAGTGCATACACACATCGGGTATTATCATGATGAAGGCGGAACAAGAGCATTGACGGCAGACGAAAAGAAGCTGGTTGCATTCGTAAAAAAGGCTTGGTATAATAGGCATAGCAAGTAGTCGTATAGGGTGATTACACCGTGACTGCGGGAACTCCGGTTAGAATCCGGGCGCTTGCTATGCCGTAAGGTACAGAAATGTATCTTGCGGCATTTTTGTTTGCTGGGGGATTTATGATTAACTTTGAAAATCTCGACAAGTTCACATTCCCCGGCGTTGGAAAGTACGACATT